GTCAAGTTGAACGAAAACTCCATCAAGCAATCGATCAAAAACATACTGTTTACAGACAGAGGCGAGAGATTGTTTCAGCCGTTATTGGGTGGACACATTCGCGCCATGTTATTCGAAAATATCACACCACAACTTCTTGTTGCCATGAAGCAGCAAATTTCAAACACAATTCGAACGAATGAACCTAGATGCAATCTGATTGATGTTGTTTGCTCAGCCGAAGAAGACCAAAACGGCGTCTTCGTATCGATTGTGTTTAACGTTATAAATAAACAAGAGCCAGTTGTTTTAGAAGTTGTTCTAGAGAGAGTCAGATAAGATGCCAGATAATACTCCAATCACAGAATTAGATTTTTTTGCCGCAAAAGCCGACTTAAAAAACTATCTTAAAGGACAAAGTCAATTCAAAGATTACGACTTTAACGGGTCGAACATGAATGTTCTTTTGGATGTTCTGGCTTACAATACCTATATGAATAACTTCTATACGAACATGGCGTATAGTGAGATGTTTCTTGATACCGCACAAACAAGACAGTCCGTTATTTCTCATGCGAAAGAATTGAACTATCTGCCAAGGTCGTGCGTGTCCGCGGCTGCAAAAATTCAAATCGATTTTAGCACGGGTGTTACCGATCCATCTTTCATTACTGTTCCCAAGAACACGAAGTTCACGGGTCGTAATAAAAACAATCGTTACACATTTTCTACGGACCGCTCTTACACTGTAACACAGATCGATGGTATCTATTGTATCTCTGATGTTTCAATTTACGAAGGCGTGTTGGTAACAGAATACTACACAGTCACTGGCAGTTCAACACAAAGATTTATTCTTAACAATACCGATGTTGATACAGGCAGTATTTCTGTTGCGGTCCGTTTGAGTTCGGCAAATAATTCTGCGAAAACTGAATATACTTCAAGAGAGAATATCTTCGGTGTAACGGATGTTGATCCTGTCTTCTACATTCAACCCACAGACAGCAACAGTTACGAAATAACATTCGGAAAAAATACATTCGGCAAGCAGCCCGTAGTCAACAATGTTGTGGAAGTGTCTTATCGAATTTCTTCAAAAGCCGCACCAAACGGTATCAGAACATTTACTTCAGAAAACATTGCTGGATACCCAGTCACAATTACGACTATCGCAAAAGCGGATGGTGGAGCTGATAGAGAGACAGAAGAATCGATCAAATTCTTTGCTCCCAAGTCAATTCAAATTCAAGACCGCGCTGTTACAGAAAACGATTACGAAATTCTTCTGAAGAATAAGTTTCCTGAAATTCAAGCAATCTCAGTATATGGTGGAGAAGAATTGACGCCACCTCGTTTTGGTCGTGTTGTAGTTGCGGTCGATGTCCAGAATGCAGAAGGCGTATCCGAAAATAACAAAAACAAATACTACACATTCCTGAAAGAAAGATGCCCGATCGGGATTGAACCAATCGTCATGTCTCCAGAGTTCATGTTCTTGAATGTGGACGTGAAGGTGTATTATAACACGAAGACAACTACAGCATCTGAAGGCGATATTCGTTTAGCGGTTAAAAATGCTATTCTTGCATACTCGAATAATAATCTTTCTGATTTTCGAAAGACTTTCCGTTTCTCGAAACTGGGATACCAAATCGATAGAGCAAATGCAAACATTCTTTCGAATGACACAGAAGTTCTAGCCATCATTCCTATTAATCCTGTATTAAACACAACTTCAAGTTATGTTCTGAATTTCAAAAACTCATTAATTCTTGACCATCCCTTGACTGCTGGTGAAATATTGGCTGACCACAAACCAGCAATTAAATCTTCACAGTTTACCTATAACGGTCGCACGGCATTTATTCAAGATGACGGTAAAGGCGTTCTTCAAATTATTAGATCAACCACTACAGGTTTCGTGTATCTTAACAGAAATATTGGAAGCGTGGATTATGCAACTGGTCGCGTTGTTATTACGAATCTAAACGTATCAGCTTATACTGGATCAGACTTGAAAATTTATGGCAGAACATTGTCCAAAGATATTGCTGCTCCAAAAGACAGAATTATTACTATCCGTGAATCAGATATAAATATTTCAGTGTTTGGTGTAAGAGAATAATATGACAGAGTTCGTAAAAACAGTATCGCAACTCGTAGAGAATCAGTTTCCATCATTCTACAAAGAAGATGGTCCTGGCTTCGTGGCATTCGTAAAGGCGTATTACGAGTTTCTGGAAACAACTGACAAATACACTTACAAAGAAAATCGTGAACTGTTTAACTCAAATGATATTGATGACACTCTAAGCGAATTTCTTGTCCATTTCAAAGAAAAATATCTAGCAGACTTCCCATTCGTCACTGCGACGGATAAGAGATTCATGATAAAGCACATCACGGATTATTATCAGTCAAAGGGATCAAAACAATCTCTTGAACTTCTTATGAGACTGTTGTATAATGAAGAAGTCGACCTTTACATTCCTGCTGAAGACATTCTAAAGCCATCTGATTCTGAATGGTACACTCCTATTTACATCGAAGTAGGCAAATCTCCAAGAACTCGCGGCTTTGTCAACAAGCAAATTACAGGCACAGTTTCGGGCGCAACCGCATTCGTTGAAGGTATCGTCACGAAAAGAGTTGACGGCAAACTTATCGATGTTGTTTATCTCAGTTCTGTCCGTGGCAATTTTCGAAGAAACGAAAGAGTTACTGATGACGGTATTGTAAAAGATGCTCCAAAGATTATAGGTTCGCTTACAACTCTTACTGTCGAACTTGGTGGCAGAAACAATGTTGTTGGTGACATTTTTGATGTTGTAACTACACAAGGTCGTCAAGGCAAAGTGAGAGTTGATGCAATTGAAAATAACACAGGCAAAGTGGATTTTGAAATTGTAGAAGGTGGCTATGGTTATACCAATAGCACTTCAAGCGCGACTGCTACCACTGTATATGTTTCAGACGCTATTTTGTATGCGAACAATTCCAACACAACTCTCGATTTTATTAAATTTGAGCCAGTGGTCCAAAGACTTGAAACAATCAAACTTTTAAGCGCAACAAATGTAAATTCGACTGCTGTGGTAGGCAACTATCTTGTTGGTTATTCTGGCGCAAATACTTTTGTCGCTAATGGATATATCGTATCAATTGCTAATACAGACTCTGCGGGAGTGCCTATCTCAGCGCCTTCGGCTAACTCCACTATCGTAGTTCAAGTTATTGGTGACACTACATTTAGAGATCAGAAAAAATTAACTTTGAGTTCACCGACACCATATTCGGTTGGTGAATTTATCGATGAACAAAGTATCGTGACATTAACAGTATCTTCAAATACTGGATTCATTGTAGATGATGCAGTGAGTCAAACAATTACAGAACCCGTATCAAATACAATTATTAGTAGAGCATTTGGTCTTGTGCAATCTAGTACCGCAAACACAATTATCGTTAAAGAATCTTGGGGCACATTTGTTACAACTCAAGGATTAATTAAAACTAGCAATTCAAGTGTGAATTGTTCAATTACTTCTGTGAGTACTTCCAATACTGGAGCAAGAGGCGTAGTAACAAATGTTACGGGATCAAACGTAAGTATAAGAATTGTGTACGGTGCATTTGATAATGGCAATAAAATTCGTGGCAATAGAACCAAACTTATCGCTACAATTTCATCTACAGCAACTACTGGCGCGGCAGATGTGCGACTTAACGACGTATATACAGCAAACGGTGTTGTTGATACAGTCGCAAACTCTTATGTTTCTGGTATTGTTGTGGGATCAAACACAACCGCCGTCGGTATTTACGGCAACACTGCACCATTCTTCTATGCAAACACGGGAGTATTTCAACTCGAAACGACTCGCGAAACTCTTGCATCTCCTCCAAGATATGCCAATGGTGATATCATTGAACTAAACAAAAATATTCTTGGCATCGCAACAGGAACGTCTGCCGATTTTAAAGTGGGTTTCATTGAAAACACAGAAACCGTCACACTCAATACAGATATGGTCGGCGCAAACAATACAGCCAATACACCATTCGTTAATGTGCTGCTTAATGGCGCGAACTCTGGAGTGGGCTTTGTTAACAGTGTCACTATCAATTCTGGCGGAACTGCATATTCTAACGGCACTGTTGTGACTTTCAGCGCTGGCGGATTTGCTGGCGGTGATCCGTTCATAAATGCAGTTGGTTCTATTGTGACTAACGGTTCTGGCACAATTACAAACATCACCATAAGTAATCCTGGACAAGGATACTATGATGTTCCCACAATTGATATAGGTGGCACATCAGGCACTGTCGCTAACGTTTCGGTCGTTATGGACTATGGTTACGGGTTTGTAAAACTGCCAAACGCAGACAACGGTACATTAATTGTAGATGCATTGAACAATGAAAACTTCACAATCGGCTCTATCGCATCGCTTACACGAATCAACCCTGGCGCAAACTACAATGCTAATCCATTCGTTTCGGTGTATAACAAATATATTGCATCGTATGGCAGAAGAAACTTCTTCATAAATGTCAGCAATATTAACGGCTCTTTCAGAGTTGGCGAATTACTAACCCAAGTTATTGCAGGCACAGGGACAGCAAAAGGTAAAGTTCTTGCGTACACTCGCGAAGGCAATACTGGAATAATCACTGTTGAAAGAAATGCGTTTAACATCGCCTTTCAATCTGCTTATCCTATCACTGGAGCGACAACAAGAACAACGGCGAATGTTGATAATGTCGTGAATGATGATAGCTCATTAGAACTTGGTAACAACGCGGTCGTCACAGGAACTGTTATTGCTGCTAACGGTATCGCGACTTCTGTACAAGTTATCGACTCTGGTTATGG